CGCTTCAATCAGTTCAGGCGGGGGTGGGGGGATTAGACCCTGGAACATGAGCAGATCGAATTCACGTTCGATCAGAGGCCCCAAGCCTTCCGACTGGAACCGGCCCATGGTGGGTGATAGCAGGGCGCCCTTCTCACGGGCACGCTCCAGAACCTCAGTGGCGGTCATCTGGGGGGTTTCCACCAGGATCTGGAAGAGGGTCACCAGGAAGGCATCGTTGATGGTTTGACGTTCGTCATCCATCAGTTCCTTGCCGATCTGCATGTTCCCCACAGGTAGGGCATGGACCAGGGCCCGGCCTTCCGCAGACACGCCACCCGAGTTGATGGCGCCCGGCTTCATGCTGAAGCCTTCCAGGATTCCATCGTCGTGGGCCAGCAGGACAGGGGCTACCGCCCTGTGCCCCTGCTGCAGCACAACCTTCTTCTCTTCGTTCAGCACGTTGATGGAAGGCAGCACGTTCATGGCGGGGCCACGGCCATACAGTTCGCCAGGCGCTGTAATGTAGCGGGACACAGCGTATGGGTTAGTCCGGTAGCCGCCCTCTTCCAGCAGGTGCTTCTGATCCTTCAGGATGTAGTGGCTGCTGAACCGCTTCCCTTTCTTGTCCAGGCGGCCTGGCTGAAAATCGTTGTTCGGCCGCACGGCGTGGATGACAAAGACCTCTTCCTCAGGCTTCGTCTTCGCCTTGTCGCGCAAGGTGTCAGGCAGATTGTCGATGCCCCACCGCTGGGCCAGCTGGCGCAGGGTCATCTTGAACTTTCGGTAAATCTTGTCGATCTGCCCCTGGTGGTTGGCAGCGAAGAACAGTTCCCCCAGATGGACCTGGCGATACCGCAGGCCCTTGGTGCTCGGCTGGGTGGGATCCCTGAAGGCATCGGTGAACAGGCAGCCGGTCCCGAAGGCGCCAAGACTGACGTAGCCTTCGTGCATGTTCGCCTGGAAGCCACTGTGCGGGCTGTAGCGGTAATGGAACATCATGTCCGTGGCCAGATCGAACCACTGCATGACCTTGTTGTTCTTCTTCAGGTAGGGATCTTCAGGTCGAAGCCTCTGCCACTTGCTGTTCGCCGGGGTCAGCATCGACTCCATGGCCGCAGCGAACTTCCACAGCGCAGCGTTCGCCGTCACATCGTATTGGTCCTGGTTCCGCTTGGTGCCGGGGACCGTGTTCCCCTGGCTGTAAAAGCTGGTGGAGTAGTAGGGCAGCACCTTCTTAGCCACGTCTTCCCAGTGACCCTGCCATATACCTCTTTTGCCCTCTGCGTCCGAAAAATCCCGCAGAATTTCGTTGATCAGTTCTTCGTTTGGATCCGTCATACGTGCCCCCACCTATCGCGCCTGCGGATCTTGTGGAGGCCGCCAAGACTTAGGCCGTAGTGGGCCGCGATTGTTCCCAGGGAACCGAAAGGCAGCTTGGCTGGGAGAGCATGAATTTCCGCAACCTGGTCAGGTGTTAGCTTCGAATTCTCTTGTCTGGGAGTGAAGTTGCGCTGCTTCTTCACTGCGTCTTGCGAGTTGTCTTTCAGCGACCCGACAAACAGATGTTCAGGGTTCACACAACCTGGGTTGTCGCATCGATGGCACACCACCTGGCCTTCAGCGATGGTGCCCTTATGCAGCCGGTAACTGACCCTGTGCGCCAATTCCAGAGACCCGTCCCACAGCTTTCCGTAACCCGCAAGGGTCTTGGCGCCGGTCCACAACCAGCAGCCCGACATAGGCTCAGGGGTGAACTTGGCTTCGAAACGATCCTGGAGCGAGGCCACGTTATTGGCCCAACAAAGTTTTCGACGTGGTGCCCATGTCGGACAGGCCAGAGCCGCCAGTGAGCAGGGTGGCGGAACGGCCACGCTGCATCTTCAGCGCCTGTTCACGGGCAGCGATGTCGCCTTCACCCGAAGTGTTGGCAGAGGTCGGCGCCGGGGGCGGGGCTGCGGGGACAGTCGGTGCGGATGGACTGGAGAACAGACCGGACATGTTGGCCCCCTTCGCGCATGATTATCGCTTTCTGTATAGATTTTAGCCACACCTTTCCTAATCAAACATTTCATAATCTACGTCACGGGCCTGGCTGGGGGTCCTGCTCCAGGTTCGGGAGGTCCGATTATCGTTCCGGGCCACCGGCTGGGCGAAGGTCATGGCCAGGGCGTCCGCCATGTCGGGTGAAGCCAGGCCACGCTTGTCCCGCATGTGTTCCTTGGCTTCCAGCACCAGCTTGTTGGTCACTGGATCGTAGGAATATTCCGGCCCGGTCAGGTCAGACTTGAGCGTGGGGTCATCAGGTATGCACCCCAGCTGCAGCCATTCCTTCATCAGGCCCCACATTTCGGCCCGCTTGTTCTTGTATTTGTTTTCCTCATTGGGGGATCCGCCTGCCTGGACCTCCACCACCCGGAACTTCCAGGACCGCAGGATGTCCACCAGCGGGCCCCCTACCCCGTTCCCATCCACGAAGATGGCGTCCACCTTCCGGGTGGTCGCTTCCTCAGCCACCCTGCTGGCGGTCACGGTCATGTCTGAGCACTTGAACCGGACCCATGGGTAGGTCCTGGCGTCCCGGCCCTTCCTGAAGGCGAAGACGTTGCTGTCCCTTTCCCCCCGGGCCACGTCCACACCCATGAGCAGAGGGGCCCCTGGATCCAGGCTGGACTCTCGTTCGGCTGCGGCCTGGCTTAGGCTGTGGCTGATGAACTGATTGTTGGCCTGGTTGGGGAACTGGCCGTAGACCTCCACCCTGGCTTCGTCCGACTCAGGGCCATGTTCCTGGATGATCGACTGGTAGACATCCTGGGCCACGCCTTCCACCGTCCGGGCATCGATGTGGCGGGTCCGCCAGCGGTCCCGGTTCTTGTGGAAGCATTCGAAGAAGGCGCCATCGTTGCGCCTGGGGTTGCTGAACGCCAGCCAGTAGCGGTCCACGATCTGTTCCGTGAACACACCCTGGGCCACCGTCCAGATGGGCTTGGGAATGCCTGAGGCTTCATCGAACAGGTAGCACTCGCCGTAGCCGTTGTGGGCACCAGCGAAAGCATCGGGGTTCTCTTCGGACCACAGCTGGGCAGCGATATACCAATACTTCGGATCGATCTTCAGATCCTTCTGCACCAGTTCGCTGAACCACTTGGCTGGGATGATGCTGGTGGCGTTGATGTCGAACCAGTGGGAATTCAGCCCCATGGAGACCCACTTGCTGATTTCCGGGAAGGTCTTCGTCTTCAGCTGTGGTTCGCCATTGGCCGTGACCCACACGCTGGAACCAAGCCTGGTGGAGACCAGCCAGTGGGCGATCCAGGAGAAATCCGCCGACTTCCCAATCCCACGGCCTGAGGCGATGGCCTCTCGATACATGTCAGGCAGGGTTCCGGTCAGCGCCTTTGCCCTCCGGGCCTCCTGGATGTAGTCAGCGATGGCCTTCAGGTTCTGGTCCTGCCAGTTGCGCGGGCCCTTCAGATCGGCCAGTGGGGTGTTGGGCTTGCCCCAGGGGTAGACGTAGCGAACGAATTCCCGTGGATCATCAGCGATCTGTGGGGACCAGAGGTCCGTCATCAGCTGCTGTTCGCCTTGGGCATCGTAGACAGGCTGGGAGGATGCCATTAGGCCCCCGATAGAAAGTTGAGGGAGCCAAAGGCGCCGGAGACCGTGGGGTCAGGGGCGAAGGTGGAGGGATGATCAGTTCTGGAAATTAAAAAAAATATTTTTCGGAACCGCAAAGTTTGTCTGAAGCAGGGCCCGCAGTGAAAATCGCCCGCGCAGATCCGGCCCCGCCCCCCACCCCCACCCGGGGTTATGCGATGGGGCCCCCTCTGGGCCAGCTGCGCAGCCATTAGGTGAAGATGTCCGGGCCTGCTACCTGGCCATGCTCCGAATCTGATACGCTATCAGTTGGCTCGATGCTATTAACTACAGCACAATCAATGATTGATTGATCGTTAGTCGTTAGCTGGTCGCACACTGGGCGCATTAGGCGCAGCCTGGCATCGGTCAGGGCCTCGCTGATGCTGATGGACTGCTGAACATTCAGGTCCACACGATCGCCATACACTCTTGAATTGTGTTTGGATGATCGCCACTTCCTGATGTCAATTCGATTCTTTGCGTGCTGTGGGTCAAGGTCTGGATTATCAGCTATTTCCTTTGCCTCGTCTGCCTCAACGTCTGACATGATTTCCCGAGCCCGAGCATAACGGACACTCAGCTCCCGCACACTTGAGAGCACTTCGTGGAACTTGTATATGTGCATATCTGCTGCAGCTGCAGCA